AACATCTAATGAACCTGTGATACCAATATTGTTTGTTGTATTCCAATATGAACCTGTTTGTGCAAAGATGCTATCTCCACTCGTTCCAGACGTGCCAGAGGTACCTGAAGTTCCACTGCTTCCACTATCACCTGATGTGCCACTTGTTCCTGATGAACCTGCTTGACCAGATGTTCCAGAAGTTCCTGATGAACCGCTATCTCCTGATGTACCTGATGAACCACTACTTCCAGATGTACCTGAGGTTCCACTAGACCCTGATGATCCAGAGGTCCCAGATGTACCTGAAGAACCACTATCACCTGATGTTCCTGACGTACCTGACGAGCCATTCACACCACTTGTTCCTGATGTTCCTGAACTACCATTAACACCAGATGTTCCAGATGAACCAGAACTTCCTGATGTTCCAGAGGTTCCAGAAGAACCTGCTTGTCCACTTGTTCCACTAGAACCAGAACTGCCACTTGTACCAGACGTACCTGAACTTCCTGATACTCCGCTTGTGCCAGAGGTTCCAGAAGAACCTGCTTGACCTGAAGTACCTGATGTACCAGAAGTACCTGATGTACCGTTTGTTGTACCAGTTATTAATACGTTATTTATATAGATTGAACCAGTCAAGTTCAATGCTGAATCAGATACCTGTAATGGTATATTATGACCAAGACCATCCTGAACATATTGCAATGTTCCAGTAACTCCTGTGTATGAGTTTGCTAGTTTTAATAAACCTTGGTAGGTATCTTTGACATTATTTCCTGTAAGTGCGCTCATCTTTTATATATATTTTTTTAAAATTCATTCCAATCAGTTGCAATGTCTTGCCACATCTGTGCGATAACTTCCCATGGATAATTGAATGGGGTAATAGGTAACACACATCTGTTAAAGTCAAACTTCTGAATTATGTTAAATGACATTGTCCATCCCCCCAAGATTGTTTCAAATCTTTCAAGGAATGGTTCAAGTTGTGGGTTCCAATCTGCTTCATACTCTGATAAATAAAGTAATGAGAAAAAATCCTTAGCCACTTCTAATGTATCATTTAATACATCTTGTTGGTTGGATTGGTCTTCTTCTACCTTATCACAAAAGATAACCCTAAACCCAATATGCATATGGTTCTCAGCCAACTGTGTAGTTTCTGGTAAAACATACATACGTATATATTTTGGTTCTTGTTTTGTTTCTATATTGTTTGTCAATTGGTAAATGTCACCATAACCAAATGAATTGATTTGTTCGTGTAATACTGCGAATTTCTTAAAGTCCTCTATGACCACACGATATGATTCAAATGTTTCATCTACTGGAAAGCCAAAACCAAATTCAATTGGTAATCCACACTCAGTATAATCGAATGGTGCAGATAACGAGATATGCATGGTATGACCAGCCAGGATTGTTTCAAACCTTTCTGTGAAAGGAATTAAATCTGGGTTCCAATCACCAATTATATAGTTTGAAAACTCACCGTATTGTTGAGTATATGATTGCCAAAATACAGTCCAAACATCCTTTGCTATCTCAAGGGTATCAGACATAACGTCAGTTAAATTGGATAGGTCTTCCTCAACTTTATCCATAACTATAATGGCAAAGTTGTAGTGAATTTCATTTTGATTGAATACAACTTGTTCTGGAACCACATACATCCTGGTGTATTTTGGTTCTCGTTTTGTGATAATATCATTCGTACATTGCTCAATATCCCCAAAACCAAATGAATTAATCTGTTCATGGTGATATGCAATCGAGGATAAATCGGCTAATATTTGTTTATAACTAATCATCTACTATGAAATATAAAAAAATTAAAAATATCATCTCAACGCATTCTTCTGACTTTCGGCTTGATACCTATCATATTGAATCATGAATGTTAATTGGTTTAAAACTTCCGTTACTTTCTTTTGATAGACGTACTCGTGTTTTGTAAAATCATTGTCAGTAATTCTGTTGACGACAAGGAACCACCCGAACGCTTTTTGAAAATTTGAGCCCATATCATCTTCCGCATCCTCCAAACGAGTTTTATTTTCGTCCATCTCGTCAGGGTCTGAATCGAAGACAGTTGGGTATAACCTAAAAATTTGTTTGCGAATTTCGTAAAAAAAGATTGTGCTCCCAGCACGTACCTCACATCTAACTTCTTTTTAAATAGTTCTGCTCTTTGTTTCATTGACTCAACATCGTATTTCTCAATCTGAAAGTCATGTTCTGAGATTTGAGATACAATTGGTCTATACATTATTGCTGAAAGTATGTGTAATAAATCTAATAGTTCATCCACATTTTTGGTTGATATGGTGTCCATGTCCACAAATTCAGCAAAGGTTATATCCTGCCAGTTTGGGAAGAAACCATAATGCACACCATCCAATTCAAATCTATCTTTAAATTCTGGTTTATCACTTGGAATTAATGATAACACATATGCTGCCAAGTATTCCACTTGTTGATAATCAGATTTATTAATATCATCTACAGGAACACCAGTTGTGATGTTAAGTATTTTTGCTGCAAAGTAATCCTCATCAAATAGGTTTTTGTATTTAAAAATCTTAACATAACTTTCAATGTTAATGTAATCTGGGACATGATATGTCCTGTCGTCAATTGTAAATTTAATTTTACTCATATAAATGATATTGCATATCTCCCTGTTGCTTTAAGAGATTTTATTTCTGGTAACATTCGCATCATGAATGCATCTGATAAATCGGGAGATTTTCCCAACATCTTCTTCATGTCATCCTTTGATGCTACTGCAACCTTATTGTCTTTATCTACGTCTTTTAATTTAACTGCTAATAGTTCCTGTGTTAATTCATCTACCAATAATGTATCTTGAAAGTTAATGCTAATTTTTCCTTCTTTGAATAGTTCAGATAGTTTCACATAACATTGTGATTTAAGATTGGAGAAGTTCTGGTCATGTAATGCTTTTGCATTGTTTACAAAGTTGGTTCCTTTAATCATATCAGAAACTCCACCGCCAACTCCATCAGAGTCCACAATAACATTATTGGGATGTATTCCGTGCGAAGCGATTAGAGCCCTAATTTCGACCGCTAAATCTGTGGTGGATAGTTTGCTAAAGACAGACACTTCCATCGCAACCAGGCCCACCCAAACAACGCACACGGACCTATCTGACCCAAACCTTGCTACATCGACTGTGATATACTTCTTATCTAATGGACTTGGTGAGAATTTAAATGCAGCATCTGCAATTGTATCAAATGTGAATATTGCATTGATGTCATCTGTATAATCCCAATTACCCAATAACAATCTTTGCTTCTGTTGTTCTGGTAATTGTCTAAGTGTTTCTATGTAGGATGGAGGTAAGTGTGGATTGTCCAATGCTGTTGCTGGAACAAACTTCTTCTTTGCTTCCAATCTATCTTCTTTCCATGGGATATAAAAGTCCTTCTTTAAGAAGTTGGTCCCAGGGTTACAAGACATGAATAGTTTTGGTATTAACTTATACTGGTTTAACTTAAAACGCATACGGGATTTAATGATATGGTAAGCCATCTGTGGCACCTGACTCATCTCATCAACGAATGCTCCAGTAATCTCCAGGGATCCCAGTGAATCATACATCGGGTCTGATGGAGTTGCTGCTAAATCTTTTAGTATTATCTCTGAGCCATTATAGAACGATATAACGTTACTTTGTTGGTTATAGTTATAATGTTCCTCTGGTTTCAATTGCATCAAGCCAAGCGTCTCTAATAGCGTTCTGAGGGTAGTTAATCTTAATTGGGTTAATACACTACGACCGATTAGGTATCTAACCCCTGGGAATTTAATACACATGGTTACAACCCATAGACAACCAAGGAATGATTTACCAGACCCAGCCGCAGAACCAAACAAAACTTCATTCGTGGACTCATCCATAAGATACTTCCACGCTTCAGTTTGTTTCCTTGTTAGATTAAAGTCGGCCATTAGTTATGAACGTATAATACTTTATCAATCTTGGTTATTGGCATGAAGTGTTCTGTTAAATTAATAAGATACCTAGATATGAATGTATGGTCTGACTCAGGATAAGTTGGGTCCAATCTTAAATCACCAATACATCTTCTCATATATGCTGCACATCCAATATCAATCCAACCCAATTCAATCTTTGTCTTAATTGGTAAGTAAGAGTTATTGGTTAGGTTATGAAGCATATTGCAATAAATGAATTGTGTGATTGGGTTCTTTGCTGCAATAAGAAACTCTTCTACGAATGTTGGAACATAGTAGTTGTCTTCCCCTGTCATTATA